ATATAAAATACACATCTATAATTTATAAATGTGTGTTTTATTCCATTCCATTTATTATATTGAACTTTTCAACCAATTCCCAATCCTCGCATGTAAAGTCCATATCTTCATCAAGATACTCACCATCTGCATCAAATTTAACTATAATTCCACTGTCCATGTTGCAATCCTTAAGTATTATAGTTTGACGTCCAGCTGAACTCGTTGGGTCTTCATTTGTTACCTGTATATCAAAATAAATATCTTCACCAGTCTCTTTGTACCTATAAAGAAGCTCTCTAAATATAGAAGTATTGTAGTGAAATGTTGCACTTCCTGTGTATTTGCTTCCAGTACTTTTATTCCCTTTTGTAGTGCTACCTAAGATAGGAACTTCACTTTTATTTTTTTCCATCTTAGCTTCTAAGTTAATAGCTTGCATAAAATTATATCTTTTACCCTCGATAGTAACATAGCATTCTGCCTTAGATGCACTTATTGTATCTCTTGCTTTTATTTGCTGAAACATATATCACACTCCTCTCTTAACTAACTGAAACAGTCATATAAAGCTTACTCATAGCATTTATAACCTTAACAGCATCAGATACTATGACAGTTTTCTTATCATTTCCAAGCTCTACACTAACATCATCAGTTTTAAAATCTTCTATTGCCCTTATATTCTCTAATTCTTTATGGTGTTTAACAACATCATTCCAGAAACTTATTCTTCCTGCCTTATCATTCGGAACTTTACCTAAATACTTTTCATTAAATAAAGTTGCAATATCATTAGCAATTTGGTCAAGTACTCTAACACTTTGGTTACTTGAAAAATCGTCATTTTTATCATCTGTAAATGATACAAAAGTATTTATGTCCTCTAACACATGAACTTCATCACCAACTTTATGAAATATAAATTTACCACTCTTTAGTGCTTCTTCAAGTTGTATTTGTGTGTAATTTACATCAACATCAAACTCACCATCATACTTTTTATTAGTATTAGATTTATTTATATCGCATCCTGCTATAGCTCCAGTAGTCCAATAAACTAAACTAGATTCTAATAACCCAGTATCTTTAACTTTATTTTCTACAGATACTACACCTTCGTAATCTGCATCATTCTTTTTATATAGTACAGTTTGAAACTTAGCTCCTACTTTATCTCTCATTCTTTTAGTAAACTCTACAAATAAACTTTTAATTTCTGCTGTTGTAGCCAAACTGCCTAGTGCATTAAATGAGTAGCTTTCTATTTTATCCAAGAAAGCTTGATACTCTGCTCCTGTGACTGATTCGCCATTAGTTCCACCAGTAAATACAAGCCCTGCACTTGCTTCTAGTGTTGTATCCTTCTTCCAAGTAATATAGTCATTGTCCTGTAAGTCTGTAATAACTTTTGCTATTTGGGTATCTACTTTCTTATTATCCAAAAGTGTTACAACATCAAACTTAGTGTTATCATCAATGTTTGTTGTAACTATAACTTTTAAATCATTACCTCTAGTACCTGAGTACTTAGCTGTAGCAATACTGCAACTAGCTTTAACACCTTTATTCAATTTATAAAAATATCCCAACCTTATATTTTTGAATAAATCTCTCAAACCTTTCAGCTTCTCATGAGTATAATCATATCCAAAATACTTCACTGAATACTTCTCAAAATCATCACTGGTTACTTGGAATACTTCTTCATCTATGCCCCAATCTAACTCTAAAGGCATTGCAACAATACCTCTATCTGATAATGAACTGGTTGCCCTCTTAGCTAAAAATTTATATAGCTACCTGGTAATACTTTATTCTGTGTTACAAATGTTCCTCCACCTAAAGCCATCTAGCTCACTCCTTTCATAAATTTATTTATTCTATCCTCTACCTCTGAGAAGGAATATAACTCATTTTCTTTTAAAATTGCATTTAATAAGTCTTTTCTATTTACATACTTCTTAGAATTAACTATTTGCTCCTTAGTAAACTTGTAGTCATCTTCTTTGCTTAATGTTTTATTCAAAATTATCACCTCTCTTCAAACCACCGAATAACTCTACTGTATCCATCTTATTGGTATCATTATTTTTTATAGTAAAATAGTTATAATCAACAAAGAAGTGAAGAACATTGTCTATAATTTCAAAATTCATATTTGTACCTCTGACTAAATCTCCATCAATTTCTATATACTCTAATTCCTCCAGTAGCATCTCAGCTATCTCATTTATTTCAAAATTCTTAGCTTCTGAACGAGGGAAATAATGTACATCAAAAGAATTTTTCTTTAATTCTCTCCCGCTTGGATATGGTGTCTTGCTTGGATTTAAAGGAACAATAAAAAAACAAGGTTCATTAATACCTTGCTCTACATCCTCACTATAAATTGTATATTTTTCTCCAAATGATTTATCTAACTTTACTGATATTCCATCTATAATATTATTAAGCATCAAATACTCCTTTAAGTAATATTAATAACTTTTTCTCTATAATCTTATCAATTTGGCTTTGTAGTTCCATCTCTGAAATTGTTAAGAAATGTTGTCCTTTAACCCATCCCTTACCACTTTTAGTTCTATGCCCAAACTCAACATATGCATTTTGTTATCCTAAAGGCTTTTTATCCTCTAGCTCTTATAGTTTCCTATAAGTTCGGCGTACATCATCAACAAAATAAACTTTATTTAGTTGCCCAGCACTCTTGGAGAGATTATATTTATTCACTCTCTACGCTCTACGGAAACCTATAGCCTATTCGCAATCTATAGGTTTTCCTCGGTATTGGCATATATAATTAATTAAATATTTTTCCATGTTCTTCTATGGACTATATTTGATATAGATGAATATGTTACAGGATATATTTCACTTAGTTGTTTTATTGTATATCCATCAGAATACTTTTTTCTAATTTCTTTTACATCCTCAATAGATAACTTAGCTCTGCTTTCTTCAATAATCTTAACTTTTTCTATAAGCTTATTTCCTACTAATCCCTTAGAATATCTACTTCTTAAGCAAGAATATGAAATACCTGTTTTTTCAGAAAGCTCTATCAATGTAATTTCTTTTTCTTCATGCTTTACTAATATATTTGTTGACCTATTTCTACATTGTGTCTTTATATCCACCCATCTACAATTGCTTGATTCATAATTTCCTTCATTATTTATTCTATCAATTGTAAGTTTCTCTGAATATCCATTACTCAATGCCCAATTTGCAAAATTATCATAGCAAAACCATTCATCACACACAATTATATTCCTTTCACCATATCTATTGTATCTTTTATTATTTTTATCTGTACATCTAGATATTATACCCTTCCATATACTGTAAAGTCTTTTATTTTGAACCTTATATTTCTTTTTAAATTGGTATTTGTCTGTTAAATTTAATTTATCTTGTTCTTTTTTTAAACATCCACAAGATTGTACTAAGCCACTAGTTAAAGAGTCAGTTCTTATTTCTTTGAAATTTCCACAATCACACTTACATAACCAATATTTTCTATTTCTTTTACCACTTTTTATCTCTTTAGAAAATTTAATGACTCTTAGCCTTCCAAATTTTTTTCCTGTAATATCTAAAAATTTTGCCATAAAATCACCTCTTTTATACATTATAAATCAAGAGTTATTCTATGTCCATATTCTACCTACTTTATAATGTAACACTATTATACTTAGCGTTTACCGATTTTGCTGGGTTTTATATGCCCCATTGTGTTAAGGCATATTCAGTCGGATTAACAACCTCTATAATATAATTATTTCCTTGTTTATACACAGGAAGCGACCTAGCGTAAGCCACTCCATTCCATCCTTGTCTTAAGAATCCTGTATCAACTGGTGTTCTTCTAATTACTTTCCCAAGTAATCGTGCTGCTAATTCTCTTGCTGCATCCTTGCAAAACTTATCTAAATCAATCTTTGTAAGCTTCTCCATCTTTTTACAAACTCTTTTAAACTCTCTAAAATCAACACTGCCCCATCTAGCCATTATGCTTTATCCTTAAATAGCTCAAGTATTATTTCTTGATGATTTGGATATATAGCTGATTCTCCACTTCTTACATACTCTTTATCATTTATAATAAGTTTTGAACCTGCTTTAATTTCTATATCTGGAGATATAAAGAGTTTAATAGTTTGCTCTAGCTTAGCTAATTTTCCTTCTGTAGCAGAAACTATATTTTTATATGAAAGCTTGCATGGTTGATTTTCTAATACAATCACTTCTTTATTGTTAGTTCGTTTTGTTACAGGGTCTTTGATTGGCTGATACTCAACTATAGTACATTTATATCTATATAACATTTCTATTGCTTTTCTAGTTTTACTTACCATCTTAAGCACCTAAAGGTTAATATCTTATTCTTACCATAAGCAGTAAGATAAGCTATTAAGCTATCAAAGCGTTGTTCTGGTGTTTGAGAGCCACTTCCTATAGCGAAATCTACCTTTGTATCACCTTCTGATATAGACTTTTCTACAGCTTCAAAGTTAATGCTTTCTATATCTAATTGACCCATATTTTTCT